CACCGACCTCGGGCATGCCCGCGCGCATACCTGCCGCAGCCACCGCTGAGGACCACTCGTCCTGCTCCACCAGGGTCGAGCCTGCAGCGTCCAGGGTTGTCAGCTGCTGACCGGTCAGCGCCACGTCGATGTCTCCGAAAGACGCAGCCTGGGTCAGCAACTGGGTCCTGGTCCCCTTCATCCCGATGTAGCCACCGCGCTCCGTCTTCTCGACACCCCGAGCTTCACCCACATGGGACTTCAGCTGAGCTGCCACCGAGGCGAACGTCGCCGTCGAACCGTAGGTCTGGTTCGTCAGGTCTTCCGAGATCAGAGGTACCAGGTGGTTGATCCTGGTCTTCATGATCTCGTCGAACGCGTTCTGCCACCGGGTGTTCGTGCTGGTTCCTCTCGTCGCACCCGACATGAAGAGGAAAGCGTCTCCGACCGTCCCGATCGCACCGCCCGTGAACTCCGCTCGGCCCGCACCAGCACCCTGCTGGGTCGACGTGCCAGCAAAGCGGGCCACAGTGGCGTATGCCGAAGTGGCGTTGATGTCCGTGATGACCTCGGCCGCGTCCTTGCGGAAGTGGTTGGGCCACTGCGCAGGCGGACAGATCTGCGGGAACAGCGCGGTCGCGTCAGCACTCCGGTCGTTCTGGATGTTGACCCGGTAGGCTCCCGCATCATGGTCGAAGTCGTTGACGAACGCCGTGGGGCTGATGTTGCCCGGCACCGTCGCCAAGTACTCCGTGTTCTGGTTGATCTGGTTGGCCAGGTCTTGAATGGTCATGTTCGTGGTGAACGTGATGCTCAGGTCCGCTGCCTCTGCACCACCGTCAACCGCCTTCCTCGTCGAGAACCCGGTCGCCACTCCCTGCGCGCCCGTGATGCTCGCGTTGGCAGCGGTGACATAGCGGATCTCATAGACCGAAGTGGCATCGGGGGTGGTCGTCCAGCCCTTGTCCACCACGATGGTCGAACTGATGCCTGCGGTGTTGGTGCGGATCACACGACGCTGACCCGATCCCGTTCCACTGACAATGGCGAGGACCATGCCCTGCAGCTCGTTGGCTGCGAAGCTGATCGTGGCCTCCAGGGTGGCCCCGAACGCTGCGCCCGCTGCGAGAGTACCGGTGTGGATCTGCCCGGTACGAACCTCGTAGTTGGTGCCGACACCCGGAACCGTCGCGACGCCTGCCGAGTCGGTGAATGCGTTGGTCACCGTGAGCGACACCGCGAGGTTGGTCGCGATGATACGGATGTTGTCCACGTCCAGCGCACCGGCATCGTCAGCATAGACCGCGTAACCTGTGAGCCCGTTGGGCGCAGGGAACGCAGCGGTGCTGTCGGCCAGCTGAACGTTGGTGCCAGCACCATCCGTCACGCCTGACGCCTGAAGCGTCCGCAGCGCCTGTCCCACGTATTCCACGTCCAGCCACGAACGCGCACCGATGTCGTCGCTGACCTGACTGGCGTCGTCCAACGCAGTCGACCAGGCCGAGCCCTGGGTACCGCCCGACTCGTACTCCTGCTGGATGCGGTTGGCCTTGGTGCCGTAGATCTCGCTGGTGTAGGTCCACGAAGGAGCCAGCACCTCGACGATCTGCTGCACCACGGGAGTCGCCGTGAAGGCAGGCGACACCGTGATGGTCGTGGCGTCGTTGTCGGTGATCGCCCGCACCTCGTTGCCAAGGCGCAGGTAGTTCCCGATGAGCGCATCCACCGTAAGGTTGGAGCCCGCCGCCAACGTGATGACCGTAGCCGAGATGGGTGCAGCCACATGGCGCTGCATGGCCAGGATGTTGACAGGATCGCCCACAGCTGGGGCCTGCGAGAATGCCGTCGCCACCGAGACCGCAGTCACGGTGTTCGCGATGATCTCCCGCACCTCCTGCCCGATGCGGATCTGGTTACCCACCTCCGCGTTGGCCACAAGGCCACCTGTGGTCAGGTTGATCACGGTCTGAGTCGACGCAGCGGCTGCCGTGTCGATACCCGTGGTCGCCCCAGCCGCGCCCGTGCTCAAGGCACCCATGACCGGCGGGATCTTCGCACGAAGCTCCAGCGTCGACTGGGTGTTGTTGTTGACCACGATCGCCTGGACCCGGAACGCACCACCAGGGATGCGCGGGTCATCAGCAGGCTCGAAAGCGATGCGAACGGCGTCCGCCAAAGCTCCGCTCTCAAACGCCTCGACAGCCTCTGCCGGATCATCGATCGTGATGAGAACTCCCGGTTCCGAGGTGCCGCCATTGGCTTCTCCGATCAGGCCGACGATCCCGTTTGTCGCCAGTCCGATCTGAGCGAGGGCATTGGCGTCGATCTTCGTCAGCCCTCCGGGCTTGAACTGCGTGATTCCATTGAAGGTTACTGAACGGCTCATGATGCCCTCCTAGTAGTTCTTGAAAATCCGATCCCATTCCTCGATGGATTTGCGACCGGATGTGTCAGCATACGCCCTCATCCCAGCCAGCCAATGAGGCTTCCAGCGCTTCTGCTTGCTCCTTGCGGCGAACCAACGCTCAAAGGAGACCACTGGGTTGCCCCGAACCGGCACAGGAGCCTCAGCCACCTCGGCCTTGGTCTCCTCGACCTTCTTGGGCTTGGGTTCCTTCTCCGTCTTCTTCTCCGCAGGAGGAGCAGAGGCAGTTTCAGCAGCCTTGGCCTTGGGCTCTTCCTTGGCCTTGGTCTTTTTCGTACTGCTCTTCTTCTCTGCCATCTGAATCTCCTATGAAAGATCGACTTCAGTATCTGAGACGATCCGCTCCACGTCGTCAGGGTTGGTTATGTCTGGGTCCTTGACCATAATCTGGAGGTTGATCGACTCTGCAATCAGCTCGGAGGCGGGTACGAGTACGTCGAAGTGGTACTCGAACTCTACGGTCAGGACCCGACTGTACCCCAAACTTGGGTAGAACTCAGGCTGTGGAACAAGATCAGTTCCGGAAATACGTGCGTTGATGACTCCATTGCGCAGCAGGTACTTCCGTGAAGTGAAGATGATCGCCTTCAAGACATTGTAGATGATGATGACCAGCTCTTGGTCTGGTGCAAAGATCGACAGCTGGTAGCTCACGCTGTAGATAGACCCGAAGCGCTCAACGTAGTCGGTTTGATCGAACAGCTTGGGCCACTCTCCTACTACCCGCTCATCGGGCTCGACGTACTGTTCGACGATGGTGAAGACCGTCGTGTCGTCTGGGTTGACAATCCAAACACTGTCGACTGTGATCGTCACGCCCGTACCGTTGTTAGAAGGCACGATGCTGGTGATCAACCTACGCTGCCCTGCAGCGGTCCCTTCCATCGTAACCACGTAGGCTGGGTTGTCGTAGGGATCAACTTTCTTGATGCTGCCCTCGGGCGCGATGATCGTGTTGGAGCTTCCCCCGATGGCAGTCGTGGGCTCCAGTAGCTCCTTGGCAGGCTCCCCGGTCGTGGTCTCTGAGCCCGACCCCAGAACGGTTTGGTCCCCGCGCAGCTCGTCCTTGGGAAGGGGCGGGCTGTCCAGGTACTCAGACGGGCCTTGCTGGTAGTCCCGCAGGAAGGCCTCTCGTTCCGACTCTGACTTCATCAAGATCACGATGGCCGGAAGGGTGATCTCCTGGTCGGGGTAGTTCATGGAGATGTCGAAGCTGTTGTCGCGGAAGTACTCCCAGACCATCTGCTGCTCTTCCTGCGTGAAGTTGCGGAAGAGCATGCGTATAAGTCGCTCGTCGGCACGAAAAGCCTGGATGCCTTGGACAACCATCTGCTGCAGGATCAGGTCGGGGATAGCCGTCATGCCTTCACCACCTGCTCGATGAGCTTCTTGAACAACGGGGGAGCCTCGTCCTTCACCAGCTGGATCACCTCTTCACGCAAGGGCTTGTCCAGACCACCACTGCCCTCAGGCTTGAATCCTGGGTGGATGAACTTCGTAGCGTTCCCTGGAGTCATGCGTCGAAACCTGAGGGGCTTGCCGCCTTCGATAGGCGACTTGCCCTTGCCCCAAATAGGCACATCCATAAAAGGGGGCTGCGTAGTCACGAACGCATTGTCCTTCTCGATCTTCGCCCACGAATTGACCTTGGTCTGGTTCGCCCTCTTAGCCATCGACGAAAACCGAGATGCCTTGGGGCTGGCGAGCGTCTTGGTCGTAGGGTCCATCGGACCATGCCCTAGCTCCAGGGCATTCACGAGCCAGTTCTTCTTCTCGTCGTTGTGGGACAGAAACAGGTGAACTGTCCGCCCATCGACCAGCTTGTGCTGGATGGCTTCCTGGTACATGCGTTTGGTCGAGTGAAGGGTCCGCGCAGCAGCGTCTTGCCAGGCCCCGTAAGCCTTCATCATAAGATCGCGCATGCCCTCTTCAAGGACCGCCTCAATCTCGTCCGTCCACTTGTCGAACGGGACGTTGATCTTGACTTTGACTTTGATCTCACTCATGAGCACTTACTCAGCCGGTCGCAGAAAGGGACCTTGGACGAAGGGTTCCCCGAGGGATCCTTGTTCGCCAAGGCCACATGCCGCTTCCGAATACCAATCCGCTGCCCAAGGTCCCTGTCCCGGTCACGTCGAATGTCGGGAGGTAGAAACACCACCCACTCCAGGAAGGCCTTGTACTTGAGGGTGTATGTCTTCTTCTGATGGGGCTTGGACCCCACCCACTTTATGATCTTACTCCCATCCAGAATAAAGTCGGCGTCCGAGTTGTAGACGTTGCCGTCTTCGTCCTCGCAGTGGACAGAGCTGTCCGCGTTGTACCAGAGCAGGTCTTCATTTGCTTCGAGGTGAGTCTTGCGAGTCAAATTGTCACTGATCTGGGCTGCTCCCCGCACCAGCACCTGACCGTCAGGAACGATTTCAGGCCAGGTGAAGGTCAGCAGGTCCCCGCCCGAAAGCTCAACGCCAGGCTTGACGGAGACGATGCCGTCGCCAGGCATGGCCCAACCCATCTCCAGTTGGGTCTTCTGGAGCCTCACAGACGTCAGGAGAGCGATGACACGCCGTGGCTGCCGGTAGATGTATCCCTCGCCTCCACAGACGTCACAGCCGTACTTGGTGCGCCTGCGTAGGCGCACACTATCGCCATGCTTCACCTGGCCCGCGTGCATGTCCTCGGGGTTGCACACGCAACGCAGACCAGTCTCGTGAATCATGGTCTCGCCCCGATTGTTCACGAACCCCTTCTGCAAGGGAAAAGTGAAGTCAATACCAAGGCCTCTGTTCGCTCCTCTGCCCATTCAATCCCGCATTATACAGCAATTCTAGAATCGCACCTAGACTACATAACAATCATATTTACGCCACGATAGCGACCCTTCAGCTGCTTGATCTCCCTGTTGATGAACTTCGAGTAGTCCTCGATAGTTGCACTGTAGATACCGTAGATAGCTGAGGCGGTGTACCCCACCGACTCACTCACTCCGTCACGCGAAACCGACTGCGAGGCGAAGCCGCCCCGGAAGGCATGCCCTGCCACAGTCAGAGCATCGATCGCAGCCTTCTTGCCGATGATCTCCAGAAGAACAGGATCAACTTCTCGAAGCCCGGCAACTGCGTCAAAGTGCCAAAAGTTCGGCAGCTCGATGCGCCCGCGCAAGCTCTCCACCCAGACGAGCCCGATGAACTGGAACGCTACCTCCTGGTTGAAAGGCACCAGCTGCACAAAGCCGTTACGCTCAGTGATCTCAACCCACTCCTCTGCGATGTCCACGATGCGGGTCGTGCCCAGCTGGCCGAACAACTCGTCGATCTTCAGAAGGCTAGGGTATGGGAAAAGAATGTCGATCCACTTCGCAGGATTGACTGCGTAGAATGTGATTGCCGGTACAATCACATCCCAGTCAGGAACCACAGCCCCTGGGAATGCAGGATCAGTTACGATACGCGTAGGCTCCAGGAAGACGCCTGCGATCTTATCGTTCTCCAACCAGTCGCAAGCCTGGTCAATCCAGCGCCGTAGCATGTTGTCGGTGATGGCGTCTTTGTCGACAAGCAGCTCCTCTTTCACACTGGTAGTCGGCAGTGCTGCCAGATTTCTGATCTGCACCGTAATCCAACTCCCCGAACAGTCATGCTTGATCAGGTAACGACCTGGAGCTGTGATTGGGACGGCTGGACCCCCTCCCCACGAGATCTCCCTGACGAGGTTGCCTCCTGTGCCGGTGTTGTCGGTGTAGCGGAAGTACAGCACGCAGAAACCTGTCTCATGGTTAGGATCAACCGAGACTACCTCAACGCCTGTAATCTGCTGGGGCTGCTCCATCACGTCTCGGGTGTCGCTCGCCTGCAAGCCTAGTCCGAAGAGGTAGGTCTCGCGCAGCTGCGAAGCCGTGAGGATGCTGATCGGGAAATCAGCGGTGTCTGCGGTCACTGCAGGAGCAGAAACGCTAGTCACGCGTACGTAGAAGAAACCCCGCCTGATCAGATGAATGGTGTCTGACCCGCGAACATCAGGCAGGTAGATGGTCGTGGACTCCGATACTGGATCAGAAGTCCCTACCAGAGTATGAGTAGCAGTGTACACCACTTTGTCGCGGGTACGCCTGCCCTTGATCAGCTCGACGGTGATCTGCTCACCGCTCATGTCCCCGCCACCCGTAGCGGTGATGAACACGGTGATAGTAGCGCGATTCTCACGAATCTCGAACTTCGAGTACTCGTCAAGATCAACAGATACGCCTAGGCTTGTAGGTGCGCCCATTTCACCACCTTAGGGGATGTCGAAGAGGTTGTCCGTTCCGTTTGCTGGGACCGTCAACGTCCTCCGGTATCCAGTTGCTGGGATCACGATGTCCACCACTGCGCCCTGGAGAAGCTCCAGAGCAAAGAATCCCCCTGAGTCGGTCTGCACTGCTACCGTGTCTGATCCCACACTGCCAATGTTGGGTGAGACCCCAAGAATCTCAGGAACGCTGATGATGCGCGCGGACACCGCCTCGTCAGCCAGCGCATTCCCGCTCAAGTCGATCAGGTTCCCTGTGATGATGTTGGTAGACAGGGTGATCGTCCCAGGCGTGTATGACGCAGCTGACACAATGAAGGCTTGCCCAACATACTGCTTAAGCGCAGGTGCTGGGAGTGTCGCGTTTGAGTTGATCACGTAGATGAAGGACCCCAGCGTATTCAACTCTGCTGACGAGAAAAGGATCTCGTAGACGCCTGCCCCAATCTCACGGAAGTCAGCAGGGCCAGTTAGTACCTTGGCAGTGAACGCAGCGTCGACACTCTTCTTGTACGAGACGTCGATCTGGCTGAACAAGATACCCGTCCTGGGGTTGCCTGTGCCAGTGTCAGTGGCGATGAAAGGCAGCCAGGTTGCGGTTCCTTGTGAGATCGAAATACAAGACATTGTCTACTCCTAAAAGGTCACCGGGCTGTTGTCGTCCCTGAGCGATCCTGTACGCGCCAAGATAGAAACGTTGTCCCCCGCCTGAGGCGTCCACGGAAGTCCAACGTGCGTGGTCAAGGCTCCGTTGGCATTGAGGTACTGGTCGATGTTCCTGGCCACCCGCTCGCCCGTTCCACCAGTGTTCTCCACCACCATGACCATGTTGTTCCAGAACCCATTGGCCTGGGTCAGGTTCGTCCGTACCTCTGTGGTGGTTGATCCTGCTCCCACTACGGCTGTAGCAGCAATCACGCACGTACTGGTCGTGAGATTGTCGATGTTGTTGGTGAAGCAGTCGTAACTGGCCGTCTTGAAGACCTGGTTTGCTACGTTCTCCAAAGTCAGCAGCCACGACCCAAGAGCATTGGGAGTCCAGGTCACCCGGTAATAGCCGGTAGCCCCGATCTCCGTCACCGTGACACCCCTGGCCACCGACACCTCGCTGCCCGAGGGGTCATACAGACGCTTGACCCAGTTCGCGTCCAAGATGCCTGAGATCGGGCTACCTGCCGCGTCAAGGGGGACCAACTCATCTGTGAAGAGCTGGTTGTTCTTTATGGCGTACTTGGAGCCCACCTAACCCTCCTTCCCCCCAGCCACAGACTTGAGCACCTTCTCGATGCTCTCCTGCGAGCCATGGCCTGTCTTGGGCATGTCGTTCTCGCTCAGCTCTCTCTCGCTCTTGGGATTCTGGATATCCTGCATCAACGCCTTGCGTGCAGCATCATCTCCCACCAACGAAAGGAGCGTCTCGATCCCACCCTCTAGCTTGTTGACCTGAGCAACGCGAACCTCCGACTCGGCCTGCAGCTCCTGCATCTGCTGCTGAAGGTGCTTCAGCTCGTCAAGAAGCCGCTGCTTCTCAGCCAGCTTCTCCTGCATCTGCTGTCTGATCATATCGCTCATTTGACATACTCCTGACGGCTGCCTCGGTCATCGATCTGGTAGTGGAGATCAAACTCCTTGGCCTTTGCTATGCCGTAGGTATCTGCCCCGGCAAACAAAGTGGAAGTGTTGGCGCTGTCCCGGTAGATGATCAGATCAAGAATTGAACTTACGTCCTCTCCACCAGGAGCGGCAATCGCAGGAAACTTTGTGATCTGCAACAGGTTCCCTGCCGACCACACAAAAGCATGAGTCGTGTATGCTGCCAGCGTGAAAGTCCCCGGAACAGTGCTCCCGTTGTTGTACCAACGATAGGCCAACAACCAGTTGGGAAACACAGCCGACTGCTGAATCCAGTGCAGGTGAGGCTGCACAGAAGATCCAAACAGCTTGTGGTGAGGCATCTGTGCAATCATGCACACAGGCTCGTTGGGGTATCGAGCGTTGGTCTGAAAATCGACTGTACACTCGGTGTAGTCGTAATCGACCCTGCCCGAGGACACATCGATCCGGTTCCCGGTGAACGGAAACCGAAGGTCGTCCCAACGATGCTGCGGTCCCTGTGCTCCTCTAAGCAGCGTCATAGCTAGGCTCCATTCGACTCCAGGATACGCCAACGAGTCGTCACGTCGTCGTACCAGAGGTAGGCATACTCGTCTGCGCCCAGGGTCAGGTCTGCTCCTGTGGGAGAGATCATCCGATTCGCAGCCGTAGAACTGCCGCTCTGGTGAGCCAGCACAAGATCATTGGCCCCAATGTTGATGATGTAAATCGCATCCCCTGAGGTCTGGGGGACGATCCCAGTGACTGTCCTTGACGCATCAGTGCTGAGACGGACCTTAAACCGACTGTTGGTGCCACTAGGCAGTGCATAGTTGTTTTGGTTTGAAGTGATCTGCGCAGGGCTGGTGCTTGTGTAGTTATGGAACCCGGTCAACGTCAGCCGCTGCCCAACCTGAAGACCGCCATCGAGCCGGGAGAGTGCAGTACCTGTGTGGTAGAGGAACCAGTTGGGGGTGTTCACTGCTGAGTTGATCGCACGATAGTTCGCGGACCCAGCCCCCGGGAAGTTGCTCATGTTGAGGTAGTGGTAGTTGGTCACCGTCCCGTTGATCGTACCGCCAGGAAAGTTGATCCCTCGCAAGTTGGTGATCGTAGCCCCCGTGTCTACAATAGGATTGTAGTAGACACCAGCCGCATCGCTCGTGATCGACAACGTACCGCCGTTGATGCCACGAAACGTTGGCTGCAACAGAACGATCCTATTGAACAGTGAACTTATGATCCCGTTGTCCGACTCGTACTTGGCTGTGTTGACAAAAGTATACTGAGAGCCGAAGGAGTTGTTTGTGCCAGGCACGTTCTTGAACGTGCCCTCGTTCTTGAATAGGTTCCCCGCACCAAGGGCACCGCCCGCAACGCTCCACTGAGCGGTCCCGGAGAAGGCGATCAAGCCTCCGACACTGCCGGTGGCGATCGTATAGGTCTTCTTATAGTCGATGCCGTTTACAGGATCAGCAGCCGTCCACGTACGGTCAGAAGGGCACATCTCCATGCCCTTCTCGTTCGTGACAAAAGTTCTGGAGACCGTGAGCTGCCCATCTGACTCGCTCAAAATGTACTCGAACGTGGCAGCACCAATCGGATTGAACCGCTCCGCTGCGATGGTCTCGTCAAAGGTAGCAGTCAGGGTAGCCCCTGTGGCAATCTGATAGGCGTACGCATTCCCAGCGCCTGGAGCTGTACACTTGATCACATTGCTGGAACAGCGAACGGTGACTGTGTCTTGTGCATCGATCCCAATCGCGTGGCCAGCTCCTGCCGATGTTACCGTAAACTCGTTGAAGTAGGACTCGTCCAGCACAGACGTTCCGGTAAAGATCAACCCAGAAGCTGCACCAGTGCTGTCCGTGACCGTGATGTTGCTCCTGCGAATGGCCAGCACACCACCACCTGCGTCGATCCCAAAGGCTGAACCCGCAGCAGTACCAGAGCAGGTGATGAAGGCTTGGCAGGTGATAGCGTCGATACGTCCCATACCGCCGCCATCTGAGTACAGCATCGTCTTGTAGTCACCTACAGCAGCAACACCCGTGTTGGTGTAGATCAGGTTGCAGAGCAGTAGCACCACACTGCCAGAAGCGTAGATGCCCCGAGTCTGCGCGCCCGTGAAACTGGCTGTCTGCGTACACTGGAGCGTGCAGAGCACCAAGGACACCGAGCCTGTGGCAGCATTTGTGATCATAGCCCGGTAGGCTGTGGGTGCCGTCAACGTGACCGTCACCCCCTGAAGAACACCTCCAGTTGTGGCCCCCCAGTCCAGAACAGTCGCGTCCGCCTGTGTGATCACCACCTTTTCGTCATTCTGAGCCTTGAGGATCAGATTATTGACTGAAACAGTAACGGACTCAGTATAGGTCCCTCCAGCGATCACAACCGTATCGCCCGCAACAGCTGCAGCCACAGCAGCCGAAATCGTAGGGTACTCTCCCCACTGGGGGGCAACCAACCGAACAGTCGTGTTTACGTTGCGGGCGTTGCTGTTGAAGCCCCTTTGATATGCGTTCCCGTAACCCCCAAAGAGGAAAGGCACAGTCGCAAAGATCGAATAGTCTGGGACCGTGGCTCCCTTGTACCGGTAGATGTTTCCGGAAGAAGATCCAGACACAGGCTGGGCTGTGACCCTGAGGGAGTAGAAGCTCGGCCCAGTAGCCCCCTGAGTCGTGAAGATGTTGTTGAAGCTGGAGAACGCCCCAGTAGAGTTCATGACCACAGCATCGCCGGTCAGGTTCTCGTAGCTGCAGCCGACAGACGTAAGCTCTGCAGCGTTGTTGGCCACGCTCTGGCCTGTCACTGATGAGCTAAGTGCTACGAGTGTGCCACCGTTGACCGTGATATTGCCCGTGATGTCTGTCCTGCTCAGGATCGTAAATGCCGTGGCGTGGTTGCCCTGAGCGAAAACTGCCAGTGTCCCGTTTCTGATCCTACAGCCACTCACGACCCAAGAGCCGTTGTTGCCTACACTGACGATGTTGTTGGCTGACCCATTCCCAAGAACGTCACACTCACGGAAGTCGATTGGGCTCCCAGGGGCTGCCATCGTCACATTGAAGATTTCAGCAGTCCCAGTAGCTGCGAACGTCAAATTGTGAAAGCTGGTCTCATGTGAGCTAATGGTCATGATCGAGAGGGCATTCTCGATCCTACAAGTGGCTGTGTCGTCTCCCCGAAAATGAACGTAGTCGTAGAGCGTCAGCTGCTCGTCATAGACCCCGGGATGGATCTTGATCAGCCACCTGGTCGTGCTCGTAGGCGTTTGGGAGTTGGCGTAATTGATCGCTGCCTGAACCGTGGTGAATCGCTGCTTGGCGGTATCGTCTCCCGAGTAGGTCGAAGAAACCTCACAAGTGCGCTCGCTCGCGAAAGCGTAGCTGTGGATCTCCGCAAGGGCACCTTCGATCTGGGTGGCTGTGAAGTCACCAGCCGTGTCTCTGATCGGCACATCTTCCGCGCTGACTTGGCCTGCAGCCAAGCCCCAGTCGATGTGGCTCTCTTTTACCTCATCGTTTCTACGCAGAAGTGGATTGCCGTCGTCAAGCATCAGTTGCCCTTTTTGATCTCACTCAGCAGGCGTCGGTAGTGAATCTTCTGCTCACTCCGAAGCTGATTACCGATCTTGTTGATCTGCTTCGCATTCTCTAACTTGATTTGACCTGTCTTCAGATCAAAATGATTCTTGATGTCCTTTTCCAGCTTGTCCCTGGCCTTGACAGCTTCGATCTTGGTTTCCAGTTTGCCCCGCTCCCCGCGCGTCAAATGGATAGTAGGATCCTCCAAATGAACGTTGGTGTGGTGATAGAAGTACAACGCTGCAGAGATCACACCTACAATCACCACAATCAGAGGGCCAAACGTCCAGGCGATTAGCCGCCTGAATGTCTCGGCCTTGAAGACCACCTCCAATGGTTCTGGAGGGGACTGCACAGGAAAAGCCTCGCCCGTAGGCGGTTTTCGATTTCTCCCTTCTGGAGCGCTACTAGGAGCCATTATCCTTCCTCCGTGTGGAGTTTTTGTCATGGACAAGCTGTGCCCACAGGGACGTTGTAGCAGGTCTTGCTGACCCGAGCGTCCGGAGGTTGGATTGTAGGCCCTCCCCGCCTCACAGCGCCTGTGGAAGCCCCGTAGCCTGCGTCTGAGGCCGGGGACCATCGTTGGGGTATTGGACCGCCGTGGCGGCTCCTGACGTGCCACCAGTTGGCTGAGGCGCACTGCACCGTGCTGCCATCGGGCCACGGTCTAGGTGTAATTGTACAGTCCCCTGGACCTGCATCTGTTGGCTCGTTGCAGCTGTGCCGCATCGGGGGTCTGGTGTACCTAGCCCCCGAATCGAGCGTGATGTGACTCAACCACGCTGGGGCTAGCTGGTTGCAGAGCGTGGCGTTGGTCAGCACGTCATGGAACTGGTAGAGCCCGATCGAAGGCTCTGACTGCTTCCACTTTTTGAACAGCTCGAACCACACCCGGGGTCCGTAGATATGCCACACCCAGTTTGATCCTACCTGCTTACGTAGCGCATGGGCATGATAGTACTTGTCCTGAACCCTTGCCCAAAGATCAAGCCGAAGGTGGTTCACCTTGTTGGCCTGGATCGCCCAAGCCCAACCGAGCCACGCCACACAAGTCGCCCCTGCGTCCGTGCTGCCGTTGGTTTCGATGCAGCCCGTGGGGAGCACGTCGCTCACCGTGGTTGGGACCGACACAATGAGCTGGATTCGCGCTGGCTCTGCAGCCCTGGCATTCAAGTCTGCGAGCATCAGCACAGCCAGGGCCAAAGAGAAACTGATCCCAAAGATCAAAATCCCAATCAGTAGTTTCTTCATCATGGTGTCTCTCCCTCTGGGATTACTGGGTAGAGGTCGCTCCCCTTGCGCAGTCGGTTGATCTGCGATTGGGCTGAGCTGATCCGCTCGTCCAACTCACGCTCGTTGGCAACGATCAACTCCAACGTGCTCTGCACTTTGCCAAGATTCTTCACCCAGGCTTCCATGTGGTGGACATAGGTGTTGAGTGCTTCCAAAATCTGAGTCCGCTGTCGAGTCGCCTGAGCATTCTGCGCGAACAACTTTCTGATCTGCTCGTCAGACACTTAGCGATCCTTCCAGATGCAAACGTTGCCCATGTAGCCATCGAGCTGACCTGTGCTCACATCGTTAAGTCCCAAGTAGAGCGATGGGTTCGTACCTGGAGTCCAGTTAGCGCCCGTGTCCGTTGTGTAGGAAGCTCGCAGGCCAGCGTAGTCGGAGCTGTAAGAACGCAACGCAGCCCTCCGTGTGCCGTAGAACGCCCCGCCGCTGTCGTAGATCATAATCGTTCCCAGCGGATTAGTCGCCCGGTAAGCCACATCGCCAATACGCTGCTGCAGCACGCTTGCATTGTTGTAAATGAATAACTCGCCAGCGTTAGTTTGGTAGGCATTCAAGACTATACCCAGGTCTGTGGAAGGCTTGAGGTGATAGGCCCTGACGGCCCCAGGCTCACTGGTCTGATGGGCAACACTGCTGATCACGCCTTCAGCCATGTCCCATGTCAAAGCCACGCTGTTGTTCGTTGCCGCGTTGCAAGTCTGGGTCGAAGAGTCCGAGGGGCAGTATGGTGCGTCCCGTCGCTGACCGTCATGGAGCTGGCCGCCCCAGGCGTACCAGGCGTCCCCGGTACTGCCAGCAATCGACGAGCACGTCCCGTCGCTGTTGTCTGAACAGAACCGGGGCCGTATTGCACACCCCGCAGCAGCGATACACTGCACGGTCAGCGAGAGCTTACGCCAGCCGCCTCCCGTGCCCGTGACCGTGCAGGACGGTGTGCCCCACACTGCGGCGTTGTTGTTCCCGCAAGATCCTGACGTTTCCGTTGAGACGTCGAAGTTGACATAGGCGTAACTGGCCGAGGTCATGTCGTAGGCCATCCACTTGATCCACGTTGCCGTGCTCCCGCTTACTGGCTTGACATAGACGAAGGTTGTTAGGTAGTCGTTCTGACTGTAATTGGTCGAAGTGGTCGCACTCCACTGGTGAAAGTTGGAGCTTGCAGTCTCAGCGATAGTCTCTGCCGTGAGAGTACCGTCTGGAGCGATCGCTGTATCCGTTGCTGCTGTGCAGTAGCTCCCGCCCCAGTTCCCGGATCCAAACGCCTCAGAGTCAAGTAGGTCGTTCGTAACAGTTGAGTGAACAGGTTCCGTCAAGCACATCCGGCTGTTGCCAGGCAGGCCGCACATGGCGGAGCTGTAGGCGTAGGGAACGCGACCGTCCGCAAAGCAGGTGACGATCGGACCATTGATCGGGTCCTGCGCCGTCTCGTAGCACACGCCCTTGGGGCCGGTTGCCGTGCGTGCGTAGGTGAGGGTGGAGACCGGGCCGTTGCTGTTGTAGAGCTGGGCAACGTCCTGCTGGGTCAGCTCGTAGTTCTTCCAGATAGCGAGACCGCCTAGCTGTATGTTGGTCGCCGTAACAGAGTCCCCAATACGGTACTGATTCGTGGTCCCGACCATGCTGCCGGTGAACCCACTGTCCTTCCACGTCTTGAAAGCGCCCCCGTCAATCGACAGCGTAACGTTCCAGGAGTTGCCGTCCCAACGAGCCTTGGCTGCAACAAAATGCCAGCGACCGTCCCGCGTATCACCGGCGTCGTTATTAAACTCCAACGTGTTCCCGTCAGGGCTTGCCCAATAGAAATAAGGATAGCCATTGACGTGGCTGATCAACAGACGGTTATAGTTAGCCCCGGCATTTCGCGAATGGAAAAAGATCGAATAGATCGCGGACATAGACTCACTAATTCGATACCAAGTAGCCACCGACCATGGCTGCTGATCATCTGGGGTGCAAGCCGTTGCGGTATCGTCCTTGAAGTAATTGATACCACCCTCAAAATCGATCACCGGTTTAACCACACCACTGCCCGCAGGCCACCGCATGTCCTGGTACTGAGCATCCGGCGTCCCAACGACCACCGATAGATGGTTGCCGTTGCCGCTGTGGTCCCGCACTCCAACGCCATTGGTGATGGTGTCCTCGTTGAATTTATAGTGCCCCTGGGTGCCCGTCGGCTCCGTCCAGTAAGTGCCCTGCTGGATCGTCTGTAGGTACAGCGCATCCGCGTCGGCGTCCGACAGCTCCGTGTTCACGACCATCGCCTCGTGGAACACGGAGTCTGCGTTGTCGCCAGCAGCGCAGTCGCCTGTGCAGCCGACAGCGAAAGGATTGGCGTTGGTGATCGATCCCGTGACTGTGCCTCCGGAGCAGGAGAGTCCGTAGCTCCTACCGTTGATCCGCAGCGTTGGATCATCCCAGTTGGCACCGGTCTTGCCCCAGCGGCAAACCACCGTGTACGTCTGCCCGGCGGCGACCTTGCTACTGGTTGTATAGCAATAACGGCGGTTGACTCCGTCGCTTAGGTTGCAGTAGACCGCGCCGACGCCACTGATCAGGATGCTGTAACCAGCAGCCGTAGTCCTCGACGACCCCAGTCGATGGAATGACGAGAGCGTCCTGGGCGTAGCCGTCACCGCCAACGTCCACCCTGTGGCGGCTCCCGGCGACAGCGCCGCAGCAGTTGATGCCTCCACCCGCTCAGTTGCTGCTCGATCAAACAGGACGCCCCGCCGCCCCTGGCCACGGGCCAGAAGACCAGAATTTACATGGTAGGTAGGTGTCCCCGTAACCGCCAGTGCGATCCCGCTGACCTGATCGTAGATCGACTCGATCGTGGTTCCAGGCCCCTGCTCGGCCATGTTCCAGCAGACACGGTTAGTACTAGTAACCCCGAAATCGAAGGCGCAAAGATCAGGAGTGTAGCCACGCTGCAACCAGGCTGGTCCAGTGAAATCAGCAGAGATCAGATGTGTGGTGTCAGCTGTGCGGATCGTCTGGGCTGGGCGAGCATAAAGCTGGGCCTTCTCGATGATCCCATCGTAGCAATTGGCCCCATCCTTATCGCAACCTACAGTGAACAGCGTGCTTTGGTAATCCGTCTGCTCTGGAGGCTCCACAACAGCACGCCCATTGAGTGTTTGAGGCTGATAGGTGTCCGTCCAAGAGTAGCTGCCATCGTCAATGGCCATGCTCATTGACGCACGCTGTTGATCTGTGTAGTTCCAGGGCCAGTCGATCCTGTCGTAGCGGGCTGTCGGTGTTCCTGTCACCAAAGTCAAATCGTTGGTGCCTACGATATCCTTCGCGCCGCTAGCAGTCGTAGTCTCCCCAAAAGTGAAGTGAGCGATCGTGCTGGCCGTCTTCTTCATATGGCTATTGCCGTAGCGCACAGTGTTCCAACGCCCCAGCACCTGGGCTGCAGACTCGGCCTCGGTGCTTACCAACACCTCGTAGACAACGCCATCTAATTCATCAACTGGTTCATCGCCACTGATCCCAATGGAAAATGGATTCTCATTAGTAAGATCCCCAGTCGTAGGTCCAGTAACAGTACCAGCCACACTAAGTGCAATTCCGTCCACGTACATCACAGGAGTCTGCCAAGTCCCGGCGACTCTAGTGTATACACAAGAGTACAGATGCTTGCCTGTGTAATTGGGAGTCGATCCCCAAACATAACTTCGATTACCACCACTCTCCAAATTACAGTAGAAAGTTGCACCACCCCAGATCATTCCAAAACCATCACCGGTCTTACCTGCAGAGCCCATCCTGGACAACACGGTGCTGTGCCTATCAATTAGTGCATGCATTGTTACTGTGTCTGATGATCCTACTGACACTTCGTTGAGTGAGGGTGCCTGCACATACTCCGAGGTCCCGCTAAACTCCCAGCCCCAGTTGGTGGGCTCTGTGTTGGTCAGGCCGTCCCGAAAGTCCCATCCGGAAGTGTAGCGGCGGTACTCCTCCAAGATCTGGAGAGGCTTGCCCTTGACCAACGCTTCAATGCCCCCACCCTGCCCGTACAGCTCAAATGCGGGCTGTTGGCCCTCGCTGAGCTTAGCGTAGGTGCCAAGCTGCCACATAACGCGCTGCTGCGTGGCTGTGTGTGCTCTGGGGGCCACCATGCCTGCGGCGACGACCTCCATCCGTTCGAGATCAGATGGCATCGTAGCTGCGTGACTGCCCCAGTCCTGGCTGTAGTAGTTGGCGTTGCAGACGCAATTGACATTGCCCGTGCATGCCGTGCAGGAGCCAACAGGAAGATCGTCTTGGTAGTATTCGAAGTCTGCGATGTCGTAGACGCAGTTCGTGCCTGCTGTTAGATACAGCTGACCTCGTTTGGTATTCCCTCCCACGACGTTGGTGGCCGTAGCCGTGGCCCACTCAGTGCTTGTCCCGAGGGCAGTCTTCCCAGCGGCCAATGTCCCTGCGTACAGACCGAGGTCACAGCCGGAACCGCTGACGTACTTGTACTTCATTCGGGCCACCCACCGCTCCCCGGCGGTGACGGCGCCTCCACCCACCACGTCTTTAAGGACGCCATCAGCCGCTGCAACAAACGTGATACGATCCGCAGTCAGCGAGCCATCGGGAGCTTCTGCAGCGTCAGCGACTGCCACAGCAGGCGTGCCGTACAGTGTCCACTGATCGATCTCGTTGGGGTATCCCAAAACATTGGTCGCTGCATTCGATCCTGGGAATCCATACTTGCTTTTGGTGTTGCTGTAAGCAACCGGCCACTGACCGTCAGCGATGGTGGCCAATCGCTCACCGAAGCCTGTCTCTGTCTTGAGCGGCCACTTCCAGGTAGTGGTCTGGGTGTACGTTGTCCCCGTCGGTACCTTGAAGGCCTTGTACCATGCCTGGTGCTCAGCGAAGGTTGTTGCGTGCCCCTGGACAAACAGGTACTCAGCCATCGCCCCTTCCCATGGCAACAAATGGGCACTGTAATTCATCAGCACAGCAACGGATGCGGTAGTCAAGCTGCCTGGCACCACACAACCCGCGCCCGCTCCTGCACCGAGATTTTCATCATCCACGTAGAAGTTGACCCCAGCATCCCTGTCCGAAGAAACTGTGATCAGATGCCAGCCGCCATCTTCGAGATCGACAGCGGGGCTATTGCACACAGTTGCCGCTCCAGCCTCCTGATAAAAATCCAGCCGGTTAGCTGCCTCGTTGTAGATCAAGGCATACCCGTTGGTGCCTGCAACTTTTTGGACAATCCTTGGGGATCCTGTAATGCCCCGCTCCTCGTGGCGCACCCATGCTGAAATCGAATAGTCCTCCGTCGCGATATCCATCACGGTTCCGGAAGCGGCATCAAATCCGTCTGTAGCGCTATCGCAACCAATAGCTGGACGATCAAACCCTGCGGACATGGGGATTGAGGTATGCAGCCCATAGACCGGAGATCCATTCGGTGTCAATACTGCTGAGTCTCCTGACAAATCATCAGTGATGCTCCCAGACGCCTCAGACATCCCCCAGCCCCAACACTTAGTAGCATTAGGAGGACAGGACAATCTTGACTGCGCCTGCCTGGCGAAGTAAGCATCCTCGCCATGATCGCTACTTGCAGGATCAACCAAAGAAGGCCGAGTGGGGCTAGGGGGAGTGCTCAGGTTCCCCACTACGATCCCAGCAGCAATACCGATAGCTACAGCACCACCGACGATGGGCCTCTTATAACGGTTCCACCAACGACGCATAGTCCTACTCCGGGCTAGCTAACTACTACTGATCCTTGCGGTGCAGGTAGATCTTGCAGGCAAAATCCGTTCGGCTGTCCTTGATGATGGACAACCCCTGCTTGCCTGCAATCGGCTGAATTGGGAAAACCCCTTCGTAGCTCCAGAAGGGCTCCCCCACATCCACAGCAGCCTCCGCTCCCATGTTGATCCAGTACAGCACCTGGTTCGCGAACACATCAGGAATGATCCGCAAAGCCCAGCGAGAACCGACCGGCATCATCGCAGTCTGAATCCCTGCTAGCACGAGGGGCTCAACAGCAGTAAGCGCACCCACTGCTGAAGTGATCACAACACTGGGAGTGTTTGCTACTTCTGGCGTTTGAATGTTGACAGTCCGGTTGTTTGGAGCCGGAATGGTCTTGGCAGGCGGCATCAGGCCCTCCTGGACAGAAATATGAAATTGATCTTGGATGTCCGGTGGACGGACGGGGAGTGTCTACGTGTGGTGAATTCGCCTAAAGTTACGATCTTCAACCAAATCCCTCACTATACGCAGCACGGCACAAAGTCTAGGTAAGAGAGGTGAAAACTACGCCCCGGTCACGTCACGCTTGGGACGGCTCGGCACGCCAGGCTCCCGACCGATCGCCACCACCGTTGCGGTGTCCACCTCGATCTCGGCCAGGCGCACTGTGGCAGCCGCGTTGACTGCCGCGATGTTCGCCGCACCCTCCAAGTCGTCCAGGATGTTGCCCACCAGCTCAACCATCGCGTTGTAGCTGATGATCAACTGCTTGACCTGCTCCGAACCAACGTCTTCGACAACAGGGAGAGTTCTGATAGTGGCCATTTCCGATCTCCTTTATTTCTTGGAAGGCTTACCCTTGCCGGGAGCCTTCTTGGTTGCCTTCTTCTTGGGGAGGCCCTTCTTCTCAGCAGGCTTCTCCTCTTCCTTCTTCTCGACCTTCGTCTCAGCGAGCTTCTCTTCCTCCTCCGCAGCTTTTTCCTCGGCAGGGGAGTCAGAGGGTGCTTCAGCAGGCGCCGCCTTTTCGGGCTCGGGAGTCTTCTCCTCGATCTTTTCGATCTTGGCGTCCTTCACCTCCTCGGCGCTCACCAACGGAGTCTTCTCCTTGGCCGGGATATCGGTCTCGACCCGCTTGTTACCGTCGGGGTCGTCCACGATCTCCATGTTGCCTCTGGAGAACCTGCACGCACCTTCGGCCAGCGGCCGGTTGTTGCCACGATCTTCGATCGCAGCGATACCCTTCTCGTTGAACGAGATCACCAGGGTATTGTACGTGACGTTCCGGTTCACCATCCATCTATGTTTGATGTAAATCATCGGTCCCTCCGGTAGCTGCGGCAGCCTTCCTGCATCAGGCATCATCATCTTCTGAAACGCCTTGGTGAAGGACGCTCGCGCCTCCACCACCCTCGCCTGCCCGTTCTGCCTGGCCGTGAGCACGCAATTGGCGCTACATTCGGTTCCAGGTGGCGGGACAGGCTTCCCGCAGACACTGCACTCGTTCATGGCTAAGGTCAGTATGGGGGGAGCCCGAAGGCTCCCCCCTAGCAGTCAGCAGCTACTAGCTGAGATTGCCGATGTTGACCATCCTCAGCCACTTGAGCGGCGCGAACAGGATCGGAGTCCCGTAGAGCAGGATCATCCACCTGTACGCGGGCGCAAGCACCGCCAGGTCCAACCGCATCATCGGAGCCAGCTGACGGAACGTGATCACGTTCGGGGTCAGCTCACCCAGGTAGGCGATGGACGTGAACGGCAGCAGGAAGTTCAGGTCGTCCGGAGTGGTGGTGCCCGCTGCGGCCTGGTTGGTACAGGGAACCTGCAGAACCAAGCTGTAGCTGGTCATCGCCGCCGGAACACCCGTACCCGCCGCGTTCGCGGTGGTGCGGTACACCCGGAAGTACTCCGTCGGGAAGGCACCGATGACTGCCGCGTTGGTCAGCGTCAGGTCGATGTGGTTCCCAGCCGTCCGCTGTGCAGCGGTCATCACCTGCACAGCACCCATGACCGGAGACGGGGTCGACTCCCCGAAGCGGTTGCAGGCGGTGTACACGTAGGAGTACTCCAGGTTGCCGGTCGCCGGGGCGTCCTTGGTGAAGTCGCCGTCGGTACCCGAGAGCGCCGTACCGGCAGCCTGGGGCTGCGCCGGGGCGTTCGCGTGCGTCGCCGCAGCCGGGGGCGTGGGCAGGGGCCGGATGAAGATGTCAGGGTTGAACTCGATCACGCCCGCCTGGGTCGCCATCGTGTTGATCGCCTGACCGATCTGGCCGTTGACCGGCGCGGGCAGCTGGATGCGCTCGCGCGGGTACATCGTCTTGACCAGATCCGACAGCTGCCGGGTCCCGAGGAACAGGTCCGTCGGGTAGCCGAAGGCCTCGATGATGGTGTTGGTCGCTTCCTCGACGTCGGCCTCCTGGAGCGGCTGCCCCTGGAGATCGAGGAAGGACGTGGGATCAATCAGGGCGTCCAGCCCGTCCCACTGCTCGGCCTCGCCGTCGAAGGCCAGCGCGGAGTCCCCGGTGAAGAGCGAGTTCTCGACGCGCTCCAGCAGCCAGAGGATGCCGTTCTGGTTCTCCAGCGCGATCACATCGCCGTGGGCGGGGTGAACGAGCGTGGCCGGATGGGTGACCTCCCGAGTCGTCCCGAGGAACTTCACCAGCTGGGTACGCCGAGCGTAGCTCGTGTCCGTCGCACCCGGAAGCTCGCCTTCCTGGGTGAACGCGAACTGCGTCGGGCCGTACGCGGTCAGCTGGTTGTACTCCTCGACAGTGGAGTACGCGGGGCTCTTCGGGATCTTCTTCCAGAACTTGATGTGGTGATTGGTGTACGTCACCACCTTCAAGCTCGCTTCCAGCGACTCCACTCGCAGCGCGGAACCACCGGTCTGGTTGACCACCTGGTATCCTGCTTCGAGTGCCTTCGCCAGCTCCTGGACGTCAGTAGCGGGGGCCGTGCCGAAACCGTTCAGCCCCTCGTAGTGACGCAGACCTACTTGACCACCAAACATAATGATCTCCTTTCGCGTCGTGGGGGGCTTACTGCTGGCCCGCCGCCTGGATGTGCTTCAGGACCGCCTCGTGGAGGTCGGGCCGAAGGTCGTTGGTCATGTCGAACTTGGACACCTCCAGGGCGTTGACCTGCCCCTTGGTGACCATGTCGACGAGAGCGTCCTGGATCTGGCTCTTGGTGAGAGACTCACCGCCAGGACCGTCGAACGACTTCTGCAGCACGCCGGGCTGTCCCTGACCGCCCTGGAGCACCTGCAGCTGGCTCTTCGGCGGGCCAGCGGGGGCCTCGGCCACCTGCTGAACCTGCTCGATGTTGCCCGCCACACCGTGACCGATGTTGACGACAGCGTCCGCCAGGCTCTTGTTGAAGTCGCCCTGCTCGTCGAAACGAGCGTCGAGGTAGCTGCCCACCTGCTCCAGCATGAAGTTGGTGGCCTCGACGATGCGACCGTCCAACGACTTCTCGATGGTGTCCATCCTTGCGCCGAAGGCAGCGGCGAACTCGGCCAGGAAGGGCGAGATCTCGATGCCCTTCTGGACGGTGTCGCTCTCCTGCTGCATGGCCTCCAGGCTCTTGCAGGCCTTGTCGCGCTCCTCGGCAGCGGGCTTGTCCTCGTCGTCGTTGTTCGACTTGTTGAAGGGCAGCCCCGGGCGAGCCTCGCCCTTGGGACCTGGCGTCGGGTCACGACCCTCGACCTCCTGGCCTTCGCCCTTGGAGATCGTCGCCTCGATGTCACCCTTCAGGATCGCCAGCTCCTCGGGAGCCAGGCCGATACCCTTTCCGATCTTCTCCATGATGGCCTTGCGAGCCGCCTGGTAGTCGGTACCGTCCTTCCCGATGCTGTCGTCCCAGCCGTCACCGATCCCATGCTTCTTGCCACCGGGCCAACCGCCTGCGGCGGGCTCGGAGTTGCGAGGAGTATGGAACAGCTGTGCCTTGTTCATGTCGTCACCCTCGGGCGCGGGTTGGGGATCACTCCCCTTCGCCATCGCCTCCAAGGCACCCAGCGACTTGAAGAACTGCTCGCCGGGAATGGTGACCTTGCCGTCCTCGGCCATGATCTTTCCTCCTTAGTTCCGGTTCAGTTCGAAAATGGCCTCGGCCACGACAACAGCGTCAGGCCGACCCAATCCTCGAAATTCCTGTAAAAGATCGACACACTGGTCGAACTGCAGAGACTGATTTGCCAGCTCCTGAGACTTGCGCGCCCAGCCCTGATCCTTTTCCTTGCCTTCCAGGCTTTCAGGAACGAGGGGGGAACCGCCGCCTACCGCCACCGCCTTGCAGGAGCATTCCTTCTCGGCATCCTTCTTCAAGTCCATCTTCTCTTCGTCGATGGCAAGCCCGGTCAAGACCTTGTTCATGGCTTGAGCGTCGGCTTTCACGCAAGAGCTGTCACAGCGTGACTTGTGGACGGGTGAGATCTGTCGGGGAGAGACGTAGAAGCAACCGGAGTCGTCGCAGAAGTATTCGGCGGGGGTGGCCGAGAAAGACTTCACGACGTCAAGCCAGGTGTTCGTGTTGATCGGCGCCGCCGTGATGGCGATGTCCTGAATCCAGCACTTCAGAATTCTCCGTCCTGCGCGACGCGTGACCTTGCCCTGGATAGAGAATCCCAGCTTGCGATCAGACTGAGACGCCTCAAGCGCCTGCGCAAGCTCCCAGATCGCGTCAGAGACCTTGTGGCCATCAAACAGGAAGCCCTTCGTCCACAAACCCTTGCTAGTCACCTTACACTCAAGGGGCTGGCCAACCTTGTTCTCGAAGCCCGGTTTGTGATCGTTGTTGTAGTAGCCGAACTTGAGAAAGTAGGAGAAGTCGATCCCGTTCTGCGCAACGACTTCTTTCTGAAGGTCTTCGTCTGTGGTTGATGCGATTCCCTGGATCAAACGCTTTCGCCCTTTGGACTTGTCCTTGGAGGAAGCCTTGGCAATCTCCATCGGGAGCCAGAAGTTGAATTCGTCGTCTTTTACGAAATCGATCATGAAGCCCCAAAACCCAAAAAGGGAGACCGGGCGTTTCCGCCCAAATCTCCCTTTTTGGAGTCTCTGCGTTCGATCTGGTTACGCAAGCACGCTACTTATTCTAGAATTATAAGTCAAGCCTTTTTCATATGTCAAATCCGGGACCTGGACACTAAAAAGGGTAATTCTAGAAATTCGAACTACTTAGCTGGGCTTTTGCGAAGAAAAAGACGAGGATTTTGAGCCTTGTAGAGGTCCAGCTTGTCCAGTTTGATGGGTACAGGAAGCTCAGCACCACAGCCCTTGCATATAGCAACCGCTTGATCCCCCTTGAAGACCAAGATTTTTGATCTTACTTTGGTCGCTGCTCCTGCTGACTTGATCAGCACTTCACCGCAGCGACATACGAGTATGTGCTGTAGCATTACACAGCTTCCAAAGGCTCTGAGGACGCGTCCGCCTCCTCGTCCTCAGTCTCAGTAGGGTTGACGATCTCAGGCTCGTGCGTAGAGCGTTCCGGCATAAGATCAGCCCGCTCCTTGTCCTCCCTGTGGGTAGTGCGCTCAAGGCCATGCCAGTGAGCGTGGTGCTCGTGTAGCGGGTATTCGTGCAGCCACTGACTGAACAGCTCCTCTTCGGCGGTCCTCTCTGGCTTGTCCAGTGACACCGCCCAGACATGGGACTTGATCATCTGAGGTCTGTCCTTCGTGGCCTTGACCTTCTTGATGAACTTCTCCATTGGAATAGCGCTGACGGCTCCGAAGAACCTCGGGTTGTCGTACTGCTTCTTGTAGTCCTTCTCGACCTGCTTAGGATCGTCCCAGCCCAGGAACACCTTGTCTTCATCGAACTTGGTGAAGTCGGGGGCCTTCATCTGATGGACCACGTAGGCTGTTTTTGCCTCCTGGTTCGGTCCAAGGTAGACATCAACGTGGTCCCCGTCTGTGCCCATCGAGCCCAGGATGTAGCCGTAGTCGAACCGCATCTTGGTCTCGCCGCTCTGCTTGTTGTGCGGGTCGTACCACTTCCGGACTGATCCTGCCTTGTTCTCGATCGAGATCTTGAGTCCTTGGAACTCCGTACGGCCTTGGAGCTTATAGCTCTTGGACAGCTTGTCCTTCTTGCGCGTATGTTCGCAGTGCCCTCTGGGCTCTCCGCACTGCTCGCAGGCCCCTTGAGCCTTGGCCACCTGGTAGCGCTTCGCTGCCGCCGCCAGGAACATCGCCTCGACCGCTATAGGGTCAATGTACCTCTCCACCGTGTGGGGGTCGTTTCCGGTCATCTTGGCTACGTTCTGGACCGCTTCCGACCGCAGTTCCTGCAAGTGCCGAACGGTGTACTCCATGTCCTTCCGCTGGACGAGCTTCTGGAACTCGCGAGAGAACAACTCCGTGTTGTTGTAGGTCTCCAGATCAGACGGCAAAACCCCAAACTGACTCTGCATGAATCGATTCAGAGTTACAAGATCAATGGCCCCTCCGTCCATCGCAAACAGGACGTCGTTGGGCTCCTTGTCCTGCATCAGCTCCTGCAGTACCTGCAACACCTGGTTGTCCATGACCGCTCGGGCCTTACCCATCCCGATGTGGAAGGTCACCACGTTGCCACTGATCTTGACGTCTTCGACCTCCAGATTCTCCAACGCGTCCACCGGCAGCTTAGCCTGATCGAGCAGCGCCAAAAACAGACCCACAGCACGATCGGCTGGACTATCCGACACCAACCGCTGGTGATAGTGGGCTCTGATCTTCGGAAGCTGCGCATCCACGTACCGAATCGCATTGTTACGATGCATCTTGGGATCAGTCACCTGGTCCCTATGCAGGTACGCGTATCGCTTGCTGCCCGAATCAGGATCGGTGTAGCGTTTGACCCAATGGTTGCCCGTGACCTTCTCAGGGCTGTAGTCGGGGTTGTCTTCGACATCCTCCGCGTTCGGCGGGATCGGCGCATGCAACTTGCGCCCCTGCTCGTCGAACAGATTCGGGTGTGTCTCGGGGCTGGGCTCGTGGTCGTGGATCGACGGGTCACCTAGCTCAGGTACATGCTCCTCATGATCGGGGGGAGCATTCGTCCCGTGAACGATGTTGCCCCCTTCGCCCGCCTCGTAGAGGTAGCGGTAGGCTCCAGGCTCGCCCACACGCCCAACGTAGTTGGCATCAGGATACTGACGGAGCATATCCTCAGGAGAGGCCTCTCCTGGCCCGTCTGCAGGCGTCCCGCCCTCGGTCTGGTCCAGCTGCTGTGCCTGCTGGTCGGCCTGCGGGAATCCCTCCTGAGCCTTCGAGAGCGCTTTTACAGCCTTCTCGGTCTTGCCTGCCTTGTACAACTTGCGCTGGATATGCCGACGGGCCTCCTCGGTGTGCGGCAGCTCCTCAAGCACAGGATGCGCAGGGTCGTCCGTCAGGCCATGCCGAGGGTCCGACCATTTGTCGTGCCAATCGTTGACGTCTAGTGGGTGTCCTGTACCCTCCATCATGCCCGTTTTGATCTCGGCCAAGTGTCTCCCCGCACCCACAATGGCTGCCACCTTGTGTTCAAAGGCCTGCATCATCTTCTGGTGGCCTTCAGCATGCTTGGGATCAGTAGGGGCAGGCATCGACTGCATCGACTGCAAAGCCGTGTGGGTCGTCTCTCCCATGTGTTTCAGCTTGGCCAAGTGCCGATCCACATAGTCGCCCGCCTCGCCGTGGTCGGCATCAGGAGCGCCCGTCCCTGCCTCGATCGCATGACTGCGAGCGCGTTGCCTGTCACCTGCCTGCTCACCCGCCTCGCCACCGATCTCCTTCCCGCTGCCCATCTCGACGTTCTCATGCAGCTTGATCGTATCGGCCAAGACACGCTTCTGCCCATTCATCAGGTAGTTGAACAGGTAGGTTCCGAAGCGCTTGCCCTGCCTGGGATCACAGTTGTGCAGCGCCTGAGTGATCGCCCGTGTGATCGTGCGCTTGGTCAGCGCCTCCACGACGTTGTCTCTCGTCTTGCTGCGCAGCTTGTACATCTTCTCCGGGCGACGCTTGTTGACCAAATGATCGATGAGGTACGCACCAATGGCGTGCGACAAGCCCTCATGCTCCTTTGTCAGACGCGTGACGAACTTCTCATGCGTTTTCTTGTCGGGGAAGTGAACTTGCCACACTTTGCGCTGACCTACACGGCGCTCCGACTCCGCAGCCTCTGGAGCCTTGCCAGTCTCCCCACTGATCTCCTCTTGGACGCCTTCGGTAGGAGCCATATAAGGCACCTCAATCCGCCTGCGAGGCACCCCATCCTGCTCGACCTTGTCAGTCCACTCAAAGTCAGGATCGTTTCGAGGCTTGAGCAGTCGCTTCTTCTTGTCCTCGCCCGTATCGAGACCAGCTTCGCGCCGCTGGGCCTGCTTCTCCTTGCGAATCATGTTCTGGAAGGCCTGGACGTTTTCCGATCCCTGATGCCACTCGCCAACACCGATGGTCTTGCCCTTGCGCTTGACCTCGCGAGAGTGTGGGCTATGGGTCATGTAGCGTACGCGAAGCCTTCCGCGCTGCTCTCCCTTGGCGCGCGAGCGCTCTCCCAGCAAATCCCAAGCCTCGTCCCGGGACACACCCAGCGCGCTAAAGTCCTCCTTGGTCAAGTCCTTCAGGTCTGATCTCTTGTTGATCCCTCCCTCACTGAGCTTCGAGAGCAGCTCCTGACGGTCCTTGTCTACGCCTCGGGTAGTCTCGCCCTCGTCTTTGGCTCGAATCTTGGGCTCCATGTACTGCATGAAAGGGTTGCCGTGGATATCGAAGACGGTGTTGACGTGGTTCCGGCGAATATGATCCTCGAACGACCCCCACTTGCTCGGGCTCTTGTCGAGTTTGGTGGTCTTGCCCAATTTGATCTTATCCAGATCCTCCTCGACACCACCTGTGGGATCAGTATGCAACTCCATGGGGGAACGATCGAGGTTGCCTCGCTTGTTGGGTCCCTTGATGTGCAGGATGTGGGGCACTTCATCGAAGTCCTGCTTCTCATCGTTCCAGGAGTTGGGGTCCTTGATCATGACCCGAAGACGCCCTGGCTCCTCCAACCGCTTCTGACGCGCGTGGTCGAAAGCAGCCTTCGGATTCTCCAGAGTAGGGTCGCTCCCCGTGGGGACTGCATCGCCGTGCCAGTCGGGGTGAACGGGGACCGTGTGGCCTCCCTGGTGCCCACTGTGCTCGAAGCCATGGTGGGAGCCGTGAACGCCGTTGGTGTAGGTGTACTTCCAACTTCCATCAGGCCCCATCTCACGATAAACGTAGAGGTGCCCCGGGATCACTTCGCCCTTGTGAGCCTTCTCCAGAATCTGGTGTACAGGATCAAACGTCACGTCGCTCTGGAGCCACCTGTAGTGATCGAGAAAAGCCTTCTCCAAGGTACCCCACGACTTCAAGATCTTGGCACCCTCCTCCATAACCTTCTCAGGCTGACCCGCGAAAATGAAGCGCCGCAAATACTGCCATGGAGCGCCTTCCTTGGGCACCTTGAACCCCACGACCTCAGACCATGGCTGCTGCTTATTCTTCTCGTCCCGAATCGGTGAGGGAGCGATGGCGGGAGGTGGTTGGTTCGGCTGCGTGTCGAGAGGGTCACCATTCCAGGTCCGAGGCTGATAGTCCTCCAGCGTGTCTACAGGAGAAACCTGGAAGGCAGCAAAGGGGCCTGCCGACTTGGCTGCATCACCCTCTGCCTCGGCCTCCATCGCAGCTTCATCAGCTACTGCGGCTTCGCCGCCAGCCTCCTCCAGCTGCATTGCAGCCTCTTCTTCCTGAAGGTCTTTCTCCCCCGACTCCTCCAACTCCTCACGCTTCTCTTCCCGCTTGCGCTGAAGCTCCTCGGGATCACCACCACGGAACTCCCCAGACTCCGAGCCAGCTTCGGCCTTGGTTAGCTCCAGCATCGAGCGCAAGAGGTCGTCGGCCTCGCCCGTAGCCTCCTGCTCCTCGCGCTTCTCTTCCCGCTTCAGCTGAAGCTCCTCAGGATCACCACCGCGAAAATCACCATCGCCTTCGCCCTTCCCAACCCTACCAGCCTTCAGCAGTACAGCGATACCTGCTTTGATCTTGGCACTCATGATGCAAGCTCCTGGTGGCCTGTGTCTTCCTCTGCCAGTTCGTAGGCCCGCTCCAGCGCGGCGATCTCAAGGTCTTCCAGTTGGTAGTAAAGATCGTAGTCGTCGCGGTGCATGTTCTTCAGAGACTCGATGATCTCCAGATGCTTGTGGAGCATGGCAGGAGACACCGCCCCACGAATCTCTTCCTCCGTAGGCATCGCCACCTCTTTAGAACTCGCCAGCAGTTGGTGAGGATTGGCTTTCAGCACATCGATACCCTTCTTAACAGAGGATTTCATTCTTGCCCTCGCTCTTTCAACGACCTTTGACGGATCGAACAACTCCATCTTCCCATCTTCCCATCCCCAACCCCTTGGAATATACCTGATCCTGCAAAAGCAGTGTGGGTGCAGAGGAGGCACGACTGGCCTCGCATTCGCACGCCAAGGACGAATATAGTTTGATCCTGAGTTTGACAACAATTCCGACAGCTTGAACACCTTGGGGTTGCCACTACGGTCCAAGTACAGGCGCCTGCAGTCCTCACACGCCCCAGGATCAGGCACAACCGAGACCTGGCTGTCCTCGCCCTCTGCGAACTTATACACATCGATCTTGCCCAGAATTGCAGAGACCACACCATTCTGACGGGCAGCGTGCAGTTCGGTCGAGGCTACGCGAAGCCAGTTGCGTTTGTACTCCCCGGTCTTGAGGGCCATGTCCTCGGCCACCTGCCGGAAGTTCCGGCTTACCTCGACACCGACCTTCACTTCGTCCTTTATGATCTCCTTGACGTGGGACTCGTCGATAGCTCTCTGTGTAGCTGTCGCCAGCGACTCGAAGAGTCCGTCGCGAATCTCATCCTCCAGTCCCCGAAGAACCGTAAAAGCAGATAGCTCAGAGGCCTCAATCTGGAGTTTCTCCACATCCGTATGCTTAGCTGCAGCCGCCTCGACAAGATCATCCCACTTCAAACCCTTCCACTCGGCCTCTTTGAGCAAAGCTTCGAGCTTGCCCAGGACGAAGGCGTACTTGATGGCAGACGCCTGCGTGTCCATAGGCAAGATGCCCTTGGCCTTCAATGCGTTTAGGTCAGCTTCGGAGACGTACCGCGTACCAAAGAGACGCCACGTTATCCACGTAACGTGCTGGCGTATGATCTTCGCCAGCTTCTCAATTTGGTCCTTGGTGAGGATAGCCATGTCATCAGACTAAGCAGTAGCAAGCATCTCGTTGATCATGTTCAGGGACTTTACCGTCTTTGCTTCGCGTTGTGTCGTGGACAGCGGCTGAAACGCTGGAGACGGAGAAGGCTGCCCTTTTGGTGCGATCTCACGACCTACCGACGACGCCGTCATTGGGCCTTGGGGAGAGCCTCCAAACAACTGCCCACCCTCACCACCATAGGCTGGAAGCACAGGTTTAGGGCTCTGCTGCGCCCCGGGGAGGTCAGGCTTCGTCGCCATGGTCTCTCCGAGCTGCGGCTGTGCTGCTTGCTGACGGAGGGCGTGGGGAGCCGCTGCTCGGGTCTCCGTACCTGGCTGTCCCTCCTTACCGACAGGCTGTCCAAACCTCTCCATAATCTGAGAGCCAGGCTTCGCCAGCTGACGGCTACCTTCTGGAGCGATTGGTTGGAACTGCACTTGAGCACCAGGCTTCGCCAGCTGTCGCGCCCCACTGAACGGCTGCGACAGGTGAGCCATCGTGCCCGCACCAGGCGTGCCCATGGGGTGCGTGGTCGCCCCAGGCGCATAGAGCGGCATACCACTTGGGCTCGTCTCGCCCGTAGGCACCTTCGCCAACTGGCGACCTGTAAACGGCATCAGGGGTCTCCCAGGCACCGTGGACTTCGGGACCTCGCCCGTAGGTTGACGAGCAAGCTGCGCTTTGTCCATCATGGCCTTCAGCATCGCCAATGATCTTTCCATCTAGTCCTCCATCAGCTTCTGCAGTCGGGTCAGCGTCTCTCGGTAACCGACATTCAGCTTGTTGGCCTTCCTCAGCGCGGCACGCAGGCTACCTGTCTCAGCGCCCAACCCTCGCGTCACATTCCTCCCTCGCGTCATGATCGCCACCGCCAGAAGTTGACCACCGTCCCGCATCAGGCGCAGCGCCGCGTCCTGAGTCATCTGGTACTGCGTCATCAAGATCTGCAGCACCTGTCGCCCTTCAGGCGACATGGTCTGCTTGAGCCGCGCCTTATTGATCGCTGTCAGGGGCGAGGACTTCATTGATCTCTCTCAGCAAGCTCTCCAGCATAGTGTCCATGGCGTCGTTGACCTCCTTCACCAGCTTCCGTGCAGCCGGATTCTGACGTTGGAAGTCGGTCTCGGCCTTGGGCGCCTTAGCTTCTAGTGCTGCCTCTGCCGGGGACACTACGCGGCCCCCGCGTATTGCCATCGTTTTCCATTCAAAATTCTACTCACATGCTGGTTACTGACCTAGAAGGATCACCATAGTTGGTGACGTACTTCCAGATGTCTTCAGGCTTATTTCGACGAGCAGGCACGAAGTTAGCTCCTGGTACTGCCCCTACCAGGCACTGAACCCCCACCCTGACCCGCGTTCCAGTTCAACTCCTCACGACGATGCTTATCGAGGTAGAGCGCCAGCAACAAGCGCTCGTCCTTAGTGAGCTTCGTCATGGTCTGGGCGATCTTGGAGTCGATCAACTTGCCGAACGCCTTGGGGAGCGCCATACACATGATCGCCCGCTCCATCTCCGTCGTGTTGCCACCGTCCTTCATCTTGTGAAAGATCTCGATGACCTTGTTGGCGACGTAGGCGATGTCGAGACGGCCGTCCGGATAGCGCCGCAGAACCGTGCACCCGTTGTTCCTCGGCGCGATCGTGCGGTCGTTGAACGGGGTCCGGTACATCGTCGGATGCGTCTCGCCCGGGATGTAGCTGGTCTGCTTGCTCACGGCCTTCTTCACCTGGTCTGCCGTCTCCTGGGGACGGTAGTTCAGGGGAACACGGCCTGCAAAGGGGTTGTTTCCACTCATAATGATCTCCTACAACGCCACGTAAAGCGGCTGGCTCTTCTTCTTGGACACGCCACAAATGTTCAGCGCTGCGGCTACCGCCTTCTCGATCAGAGGGTGCTTCTCAGGATCGAAGTGCTCGCCATGCGTCGCCTCAACCTTCAGGGCATTGTCGAACTTGCCCTGCTTGATGTACAGCTTGTGCATCTGTCGCAACTTCTTCAGATGCCGCTCCGATCCTGTCTTCCCGATCAGCCCCATCCCAGCTGTAAGCGGAGCCTCTGGAGACTTGTAGGGCTGCTGG